ACGTCTGGCCCAGCGCGATCCTTGGGGAGCACCACACGGTCATGGCAAAGGCGTTCGACCGGATTGCCAACGGCACCCTTAAGCGTTTGATCATCAACATGCCTCCCCGGCACACAAAATCTGAATTTGCAAGCTATCTGCTCCCTGCCTACCTGATGGGAAGAGACCCGCGAACCAAGGCCATTGAAGCGACCCACAACAGCGAGTTAGCCGTGCGTTTCGGCCGGAAAGTCCGTGACCTGATGGACATGGACACGTACAAGCAGGTGTTCCCCGATGTGATCTTGAAGCAGGACTCGAAGGCCGCCGGCCGGTGGGACACAAACAAAGGTGGGGAATACTTTGCTGTCGGTGTGGGCGGCGCGATGACCGGCCGTGGCGCGGACGTCTTGATCATTGACGACCCGCATTCGGAGCAGGATGCGATGAGTGAGCTTGCTTTGGACAACGCCTGGGAGTGGTACATCTCTGGCCCTCGCACGCGTTTGCAACCAGGCGGTGCAATTGTCATTGTGATGACGCGCTGGAGCACCAAGGACTTGACGGCGCGGCTGCTCAAGGCACAGAAATCACGCAACGCGGACCAGTGGGAGGTCATCGAGTTCCCCGCCATCCTGCCAAGCGGCCGCCCCCTTTGGCCGGGCTACTGGAAGTTGGAGGAACTCGAGGGCGTAAAAGCCTCTTTGTCGGCGCAGAAGTGGAACGCGATGTACCAGCAGCAGCCCACGAACGACGAGGGTGCCATCCTAAAAAGGGAGTGGTGGAAAGTCTGGCCGAAGGACGAGCCGCCCATCGTGAACTACATCATCCAGTCCATGGACACGGCGTATTCCAAAAAGGAGACGGCTGACTATTCTGTCATCACAACCTGGGGCGTGTTCTACCTGAGCGAGGATTCCGGCGCGTCGATCATGCTGCTGGACGTCAAGCGCGGGCGCTGGGACTTCCCGGAACTCAAACGTATTGCCAAGGAACAGTACGACGTTTGGCAACCGGACAACGTGCTGATCGAGGCCAAGGCCACAGGAACTCCTCTCCAGCAGGAGCTGAGAAGAATGAACATCCCGGTCACGATGTACTCACCTGGCGGGCGGCGCACGGGCACCGACAAGGTAGCGCGGGCCAACGCAGTAGCCCCTGTATTCGAGGCCGGCATGGTCTGGGCCCCGGATACGGAATGGGCCGAGATGCTTGTAGAGGAATGCGCGGCCTTCCCGCATGGCGACAATGACGACATGGTGGACAGCACCACCATGGCCATGGACCGTTTTCGGCGCGGCAACTTCATTACCCTGGGCACAGATGACGTGGAAGAAGAATCCGCCAAGGACCTTGTGCCGGAGTACTATTGACGCGTAAAATGTCTAAACTCATTTCTTGGACGGGGTAATATGTTAAAGAGATCAAAGTACGGTATGCCTCCTGCCCAGAACTTTGCCGATCCCGGCATGCGGCAAATGGAACTGGACGCATTTGAGCAGCAACGTCAGGCGTACAACGACGAGATGACCCGTCTCATGGCCAAGGGCGGCGAGGTCACTGAAGACCCACAGGACAAAGCAGCCCGCTCAATCGTCAAAGACTTCGAGTCATACGGCTACACCAAAGAAGAAATCATGGAGCTGGCCGACCAGGTGGCGGCCGCAGGTCGGGGCGGCGATGAACTCCTTGCTTACCTGTCGCCCGAGTCGGTGCGGTTCTTGAAAGAGAACGGCGGCTCTGGGACCATCAACCCTGTTACAGGCCTGTCAGAATTTAAGGGCGGCTTTGTTGGCCAGGTTGTCAAAAAAATTGAAAACGCCTTTAGCCCGTCTTCGTCAGGGACATCATCGTTAGACATGGGCGAACAGGCTGCTAAGGACACCGTTGCAATACTTGGGCCTTTAAACGGTCCGGTATCCCCGCAACAAGCTGCTGATCGGGCGGAGCTGGAGGCCCGACAACGTGGAGCAAAAGCCCAACCTGCTTTTGTGCCTCCCACAGTAGCGGCGGACAGCCCGTACTATTCATCACCTGAGTACATGGCCTATGTAAAAGCAAACAGTGGCCCTGGTGGCCTGGTCGGTACGACGGACATGTACGACTCCCCCTACTTTGGGACGGTGGGATCAGGGGGCCTGGGCAGGGCAAACGACAGGGCGTATGAGTCTTACTTGGGGCGTTTGGCGCAAGAGTCAAAACAAAGGGAACAGGACGCAGCGGATGCAGCGGCCAGAGCACAGGCGGAACGGGAAGCTGCGGCAGCGCGCGAAAGAATGATTGCAGTTCCCGTTATCGGAGCACCTGCGCCTCCTACGGCAAGAGACCAGTTGGAGCAAATGCCAGCACCCCCAATGGCTCCGCCCCCGTATACCGAACCTCCTACGGCTCCGCCTCAACTTACGCCCATAGCCCCGCCTTCACTTCCAACTCCAAGAGCTCGGAATGCAGTGCCTGAGTTTATTAGCAGAGCACCTGAAAACACCTCGTATACACCGCCTGTTTTGCCCGGTCAAATAAGGCTGCCTGGCATGGGAGGTTCTGCCAGCCAATTTGCTGCGGACATCCCCATCTCTATGCCTGCCATGCCCAGCTACACCAGCCGGGGCATAGGCGCAGTGGGCCCTGTCAACGCGGCGACCAGCAACTACTTTGCCATGACGCCGCAGACCTCCACGGGCCTTGCTCCGGGAAGCGCGGCCATCGGCTCGCCCGACATGCCCATATACGGCGCGATGAACACAATGAATGCCATGGGCTCGAACCCCAATCTGTCGCCCACTATGTTGGGTGGCGCACAGAACGCGGGCTTCTTTATGGACCGCATGGGCAACCGGATAACTGCACCAGGCATGGCTCCGTACAGGCCCTTTGGCTTTGCCAAGGGCGGCGACGTAGACCTTAAAGCCTTGATGGCGCAGAACGCCGAGACCTTGTCGGATGAGGAGCCGGAAGAGGTCATCAACACGGACCCCGTGGGCACAGCGCAGAAGATGTTGGCCGATCTCAGTGGCGCAAACAAGCCTTCGCCTACACGGCAGGCCATCAAGCGCACGAAAACAAGCTCGGGCGATGGCGCGGAAGCTGACAAGGCAATGCAGCTGGCGTATGAGGACCTGGCCAAGGGTGACCTGGGCGCAATGAAGGACAGGGCTCCCGCAGCGCGGAACACGGAATCAGCACGTTCGCAGATGGAAGAGCTTGCCCGAATCTACCAACTGAAGATCAGGGCGGCACAGCAACAAGCCAGAGGCCTGTCCGCTGACACCTTTGGCGCGCCGACCTTGGAAGGCCCAACACTGACCAAGAACCGGTTGACCAAGAACCGCTTTAAAGAAGGTGGTGAAGCAAAAAAGTCGGACGCCTTTAACCGGGCCAAAGGCAGCCCGGAAGAAGGCGAAGAGTCCTCGGACGGGTTCTACGCGCCTTTCTTTCGGGCTGCTCTTGGCATCCCTGAGGAGGGTGAAACAAGCATTACGGACCAGCTCATAGGTGCCGGCGAAACCGCATTGACTCTGGGCAGTGGGGCGTTGTCCTCTGCGGTGGGCATGCCCTACGGCCTGTACAAGGGCCTGACCAGCGGCAAGTATCTGGAGGGAAAAGCCCCTCAGATTGCGGACAAGGAAGCCGCTGACTTTATCGAACGCAACACCTATGTGCCACGCTCGCAGTCGGGTAAGGAAAACTTGGAGGCGTTGAGCAAGATTACTGACGCGTTGAAACTAGCGCCCACCCCGGGTGGCGCGGCAATGGCGTCGCTTGCCCGGCCAAAAGCGGTTCAAGCGCAGGCAGCAAACATTGCCGAGGACTTCCAAGAGTACAACCGGCAGCTGGACGTGCCCGGCGCGTCATACGCTGTCCGCCCAACGGGCAGCACTATGCTCACGGGCCCTGTTGGCTCGGAAGAAAATATCAGCTACATTGATAGAATACTAAGGGCAGGTATGGTCAATGCCACGTCAGCAGCAGGTCAAAACCAAGGGCAGGCAGGTATTTTGCAGGACTTCTGGGACAAGAAAGCACGCAACTACTTTACACGTCAGTTTGGTACGCCCGATGACCCTGTTGCAAAAGGCATTGCCAACAAGCAGATCAAGGGGGCGGCCTTGGAAGGAGCCTTTCCCGAATACATGCTGGACTCAATTGCAATAGGTAAAAAACGGGTCAGAGAAGGTGACAAACCAGAGAACTTTGTTGGTCCTGGAGCGCCAGATTCAAGGTTCTTTCCTAAGTACCCACGGGCCATGGACGACTTCACGACTGCTTATGACAGGGCCACAAACCTCAAAGGTATTGTGATTACATCTGATCCAGCAGCAGTTCATCCAACCCTCCCCACACTTTTGTCTCCAAAGGGCAAAGAGTTAAGCCGTACCGCTCAGACAGCTGAAGAAGACAAAATGAGTATGCAGGGCCTTCGCCCTGAGATGATCAATGCCAATGTTGGAACCGTGGCTTATTCACCTAGTGCTGAGGGCGGGGCTACTGCAGACCAAAGCCTCTCTTCCTCAAAGGCCATGCTTGACGCCTACAGAACGGCAAACACACAGAAGCCCAGCTTATTCGACCGGTTTTTTGGCATGAACAATCAAAAAACAGCCAATAACATGCTTTCTCAAAACGTCATAACGGCCATTGACAAGGGTGAGCCGGTGTATGACATAAAGATCGGTCTTGGGCAGCCTTTACACACGGTGCTTGATCCGGCTTCAATTAACAAGTACCTGGCCAGTCTTCCTCCACGCGAGGCGGCCAATATTCGTTTTGAGGACGCTGTTGCGGGCGGGCTCAAGCTTCGCGAACAAGCTGATCAGCGCAGAATAATGATTGAGCGTATTACATCCGGCAAGCCCGTAGCTGATTCGGTGTTCTCGGAAGGTGTAAGCGCTCCATTGCTGCAGTTTGAGGAAGGACCTAGTAAGGGGTTTGCTTGGAAGCGCATTGAAAAACGGGAAGCCACCATACCTGAGGGCGCATACATAGGCCACTCCGTAGGTGGGTTTGAGATGGGTGGCCCAGGCTATCCAACCACTAAGCGAGAGGCCTTTAACACTGGCAAGTATGAGGTCTATACTCTACGTGACACCCGTAATAGACCCGTCACCACTATTGAAGTAACAATGATGGATGAGGTCACCCCTGTTGTTACCCAAATTAAAGGCGACGGCCGTGCTACGGGCAATGTCCCAGCTGCAACACATGAGGGAGCAGTTTTGCGGTTTTTGGAAGAGTACCTTAGACCTGCTGAAATTGTGGAAAAAGATAAGCTTCTTACCCCTGCATTGAAGAAATACAAAAGAATTCTTCGCCCGGACGCACCGGACGAATCGCCGGACGAAGTAGATTTCATCTAAGGAACACACATGGCAATCGAAAAAGCACTGAACCGGATGCCTACCCTTGAGGTGGTGATAGGTGGCGGCATCCCGGAGCCCCAGTCGGACATTGAAATCATCATCGAAGAGGATGGTGGGGCCATCGTTGAGATGGGAGAGAAAGACGCCGAGGAGGTGGATTTCTACAGCAACCTGGCAGCGGTCATTGAGCCAGACGTCCTGGCCTCCATCGGCATTGAGGTGTCGTCTTTGTTTGAGGCCGACAAGGGTTCTCGCTCCGAATGGGAGTCCATGTACGCCAAGGGCCTTGATCTATTGGGCTTTCGCATGGAAGAGCGCACCAAGCCTTTCCGTGGCGCGTCGGGCGCGACCCACCCAATGTTGACCGAGGCCATTATCCAGTTCCAGGCGCAGGCCTTCAAGGAGCTGATGCCTGCTGGCGGCCCTGTCCGCTCGCAGATCATGGGCAAAGAGACGGTAGAAAAGTTCCAACAGGCCGGCCGTGTGCAGGATTTTATGAACTACCAGATCACCACGGTGATGGAAGAGTACACACCGGAGTTCGACCAGCAGCTTTTCTACACTGGCTACGGCGGTTCGACCTTCAAAAAGGTTTACTACGACTACCAACTGGGTCGCATGGTCTCAAAACTGTGCCTGGCGGACGATATTTACATCCCGTACAACGGCTCGAGCGTCGTTTCCCAGTGCCCGCGCCTGACTCACCGCATTGCAATGGACTCAAATGAGTACCGCAAGCGTGCTTTGGCCGGCGAATACCTTGATGTGAACCTCGATACCTACGCTTCCCCTGCTGATGCGAGTCAAATCCAGGAAGCAATTGACAAAGTCACCGGCATCCAGGCCACTGACGACATTGGTGAGATATTTTTGCTTGAGCAACTGGTCGATTTGGACCTCCCGGGCTTCGAGGACATGGGCGAAGACGGCGAACCGACCGGAATCAAGCGTCCATACGTGGTCACCCTTGCCGAAGACACCCTCAAGGTGGTCGGAATCCGTCGCAACTACAAAGAAAACGACGAAAAATGCACGCGGCGCAATTATTTTGTGCATTACGTGCTGGTCGAGGGCCCCGGAGCGTACGGCTTGGGCTTTGTACACCTCATCGGAGGCCTTGGAAAGGCCGCAACAAGCGCCCTGCGCCAGCTGATTGACGCCGGCACGCTCGCTAACCTGCCTGCAGGCTTTAAAGCCCGTGGCGCGCGGATCGCGGACGACTCTACGCCGATTCAGCCTGGCGAATGGCGCGACATTGACGCCGGCGGGGCGGAGCTTGCCGCCTCTTTGCTGCCTTTGCCGTACAAAGAACCGAGCCAGGTGCTGTTTGCCCTGATGGGCTTCCTGGTGGACTCGGGCAAGCGCCTGTCCAGCACCGCCGACATGCAAGTTGGCGACGGCAACCAGTACGCACAGGTCGGAACTACCCTGGCACTGCTGGAACGCGGCTCTATGGTCATGTCCAGCATCCACAAGCGCCTGCACTATGCGCAGACGCTGGAGTTTCGCCTGCTGTTCGAGGGCTTTGGCCAGTACATGCCGGACGAGTACCCCTACGACGTGCCTGGTGCCAGCCGCAAGATCAAGAAGAAGGATTTTGACTCCATGGTGTCGGTGCAGCCGGTGGCTGACCCCAACATCTTTAGCTCTGCACAGCGTATCCAGTTGGCTCAGATGCAGCTGCAGCTGGCCCAGAGCGCCCCGAACATGCACAACATGTACGAGGCCTACTACCGCATGTATGCGGCGTTGAATATCCGTGACATCGACGGTGTGCTGCTGCCGCAGAACACCAACATGCCTCGCGACCCGGCGTCGGAGAACAGTGACGTGCTCAACGGCATGAAGCTCAAGGCCTTTGCCGGCCAGCAGCATGATGCGCACATTGCAACGCACCTGATGATGGGCATGTCGCCTATTCTGCAGGCCAACCCAATGTCTGCTGCCGAGTTGCAGAAGCATGTTTTGGAGCACATTCGTTTGCGGGCAGAAGAGGACATGGAAGTCGAGCTGTTCAAGCAGTATGGAACCGACCCCGACCGCATGGTCTCTGCTATCCAGAAGGAAGGCATCGTCGCTATCAACATTGCCATGGGCATGAAGGAAGTGCGCGAACTGCAGGAGAAGCTCGCCGGTGGAGAGGGACCTGACCCCCTGATACAGCTCAAGGAGAAGGAGATTGTCCAGCGCGCAGAGGCAGACAAGGCACGCATTGGCCTTGACCAGCAGCGCCTGGGCCTTGACCAGCAAAAGGCGCAGCAGACCAACCAGATTAACCTGCAGAAGCTGCAGTTGCAGCAAGCCAAGGTCAGTCAACCCCAACAACCAGGAGGCCGATATGCCGCTTAAGAAACCAGCTGCCAAAAAACCAGTTGCCAAAAAGCCCAAGGACGGAGTGCAAACTCCAAAAGGAGTTCAGGGGCCATACAAGATAGTAAAAAAGAAAGATGGCAACCGCCCAGTTAAGATATACTGATTCGTGAGTAAGTGCTATCAGACGGGGCCTTGTACCGTCTGCTTTTCATGGAAACACCATGCTTGAATTTGCAGAAGCAGTTTTGAAAGAGATCAGGAAACTTCAGGATCATTCAAAAATGATTGTCCTGAACGGAACCATTACAGACATGGAGCGGTATCGCTTCATGATGGGTCGCCTTGAGGGCTTGAGACTGGCTGAAGACTCCGTGAAAGACTTGCTCAGAAAAGTCACGGACGACACAGACGATTTTCTCAAGTAAAGGAAGACCATGGAAACCGAAACAGTACCTGAAATCAACATGACCGCCTTGGAGCGTAAGTGGGCCGAGGAGGCAGTTAACAAACCGCCTGCCCTTGAAGATGCTTACTCAGAGCTGGGTTTCGACCCAGAAAAACTCGACCAAGCGGTCATAAATACCATTCCCCAGCCTACAGGGTGGCGCATTGCCATTCTCCCCTACCGAGGTGCTGAAAAAAGCAAGGGCGGCATCGTCCTGGCCGAAGAAACACAGCGCAGAACGCAGCTTGGCACAGTGTGCGGCTACGTCCTGAAGGTAGGGTCCTTGGCCTATGCCGATCAATCCAAATTCCCCACCGGTGCCTGGTGCAAACAGGGTGATTGGATTATTTTTGGCCGCTACGCTGGCGCACGCATCCCAATCGACGGAGGTGAGATTCGTCTCATCAACGACGACGAGGTACTTGGAGTGGTAAACAGTCCTGAAGACATTCTGCACATGTAAAGGAGCAATGACATGAATGAGCAACTTGAATTTAAGATAGGCGAGGACGAGAGTCCGGCCACCGTTTCCATTGGGGAGGACGGTGCTGCTGAAGTATTGGACAAGCCCCAAGCGCCCCGGGTTGAGACAACCTCCGGGGAGGCCGGAGAGCTTGAGCAGTACAGCGAAGGCGTCAAGAAGCGCATTGACAAGCTGACCGCGCGCTTGCGCGAGACCCAGCGCCGTGAGCAGGCAGCCCTGGAGTACGCAAAGAGCGTACAGGCCCGGGCTACCCAGCTCGAGCAGCAGTACATGACCGTGGACGGCGCGCGCTTGGGCGAGGCCACCGGGCGTGTTGAAACGCAAGTTGTTGCCCTAAAACAGATCATTCGCAAGGCCCGTGAAGAGGGCGACATTGACACCGAAACGGAAGCCCAGCAGCGCCTTACAACGCTGACCATGGAGCAAAGCCAGATCGCCGCCGCTACTCAGCAGCGCGAGCATCAGAACCAGCAGTGGGTGCGCCAGCAGCAGGCTGCTGCCCAACAAGCTGCCCAGCAGCCCCAGGTACAAGTTCAGCAGGAAGTCGACCCACGGGTCGAGGACTGGGCTGAACGTAACCCTTGGTACGGCCGAGATACTGCCATGACTCATGCAGCATGGGGAATCCATCGTCAGCTAATTCAGTCTGAGGGATTTGACCCAAACAGCAATGAGTATTATGATGAGCTAGACGCGCGCTTGAAGCAGACCTTCCCCCAGAAGCTGGGCGGGGGTCAGCAGCAAGCGCAAACTAACAGGTCCGCCAGACTCGTGCAAACGGTGGCTCCTGCATCCCGGTCATCGGGTATCAACAACGCACGCCGCACTGTCAAGTTGACCCCGAGTCAAGTTGCAATTGCCAAAAAGCTGGGTGTTCCGCTTGAGGAATATGCCAAGTACGTAAAGGAGTAAGACCATGTCAGACGTTAAAGTACCTACACTCAATCGCACTTCACGCGGGGCCGAATCCCGTGATCAAGATGCGCGACGTAAACCTTGGGCTCCCCCTTCACGGCTGGATGCGCCACCTGCGCCTCCTGGATACAAGCACCGTTGGATTCGCTCTGAAGCCGGTGGTATTGACGACCGCACGAACATCTCTGGAAAGCTCCGCGAGGGGTATGAGTTGGTTCGTGGGGACGAGTACCCCGACTATCATGTGCCAACAGTAGAAGACGGCCGACATGCTGGTGTTATCAGCGTGGGAGGTTTACTTCTTGCACGTATTCCGGTTGAGACGTTGGCGGAGCGCACTGCGTATTACCAAAGTCGAGCGAACGACCAATTACAGGCGGCGGACAACGAGTTGATGAAAGCGAATGCTCACAACAGCATGACCATTCAGCGGCCCACACGTCAGTCTCGCGTTTCTTTTGGTGGCTCTAACAAGGGCTAACGGATTCCATTTTTTAAAGGAAATTTCATATGGCTAATATCGACAAGGCTTTCGGCTTGCGACCTATTGGCAATCTTTCCGCTACTGGTGCTCAGAAACAGTACGGATACGAGATTGCGGATAACCAGGCTGGAACAATTTTTCAAGGCGACTTGGTTGCTCTCTCAGCGGGATTTATCACCCGGTTTCTTCCTGCTACACACACTGCTGCGGTAGGCGTGTTTAACGGTTGCAACTACATTGATCCCACTACAGGCAAGCCCACCTTCAAGAACTTCTATCCAGGTTCTGTCAACATCACTTCAGGCAAGATCATTGCCGACGTGATTGACGATCCAAGCCAGTTGTTCCTGATCCAATGTGATGCAGGCTTCGTTGCTGCAGACGTGGGCAAGAATGCAGACGTGATCGGTACCGGCGGAAGCACCACTACTGGTGTGTCCACTATGGAACTGAACTCTTCTACGCTTGCTACTACAGCTGCTTTGAACCTGAAGACCGTTGGCTTGTACAACGTCCCAAGTAACGAGTACGGCTCTTTCGCCGTGGTGGTAGTTAAGATCAACGAACACGTGTACGGTAGTGCAGGTGTTGCTGGTCAATAAGGAGAACATAAATGGCAATTTCACGTGCACAACTGGTGAAAGAGCTTGAGCCTGGTCTCAATGCTTTGTTCGGACTCGAGTACAAAAACTACGAGAACCAACACACCCAAATCTATGCCATCGAAACTTCGGACCGTGCGTTTGAAGAAGAGGTGATGGAATCGGGCTTCGGCGAAGCTCCTGTGAAGACCGAGGGCGCGGGCGTTTCATACGACCAAGCTCAAGAGGTCTACACTGCTCGCTACACCCACGAGACTATTGCTTTGGCGTTCTCGCTGACAGAAGAAGCTGTTGAAGATAACCTCTACGACCGCTTGTCTGCCCGCTACACCAAGGCTTTGGCTCGTTCCATGGCTCAGACCAAGCAGATCAAGGCTGCGGCTGTGCTCAACGGCGCTTTCACCACCTCCATCGGTGGCGACGGTGTTGTTCTGTGCGCAACCAACCACCCCACCCTGTCAGGTCCAAACCTGTCCAACACTTTGGCTACGGCCGCTGACTTGTCCGAGACCTCCTTGGAACAGTCTTTGATCGACATCGCAGCGTTCACTGATGAACGCGGCTTGAAGATCGCCGTCCAAGGCCTAAAGTTGATCATCCCTAAAGAGCTGATGTTCACTGCTGACCGTATCATGAAGTCCACGCTCCGCGTTGGTACTGCTGACAACGATGTCAACGCCATCCGCAACATGGGCATGGTTCCTCAGGGCTACGTGGTTAACAACTTCCTGACCGATCCAGATGCGTACTTCATCAAGACTGACGCTCCTAACGGCATGAAAATGTTTGAACGCGTGTCCATGAAGACTGGCTTCGAGGGCGACTTCGACACCGGCAACGTCCGCTACAAGGCTCGTGAGCGTTACAGCTTCGGCTTCAGCGATCCACGCGGCATCTTTGGCTCGCCTGGCGCTTAATAAGCGACAGCGGCCGGGTTTACCCCTGCTAAAAAGGCCCCTTCGGGGGCCTTTTTTATGTCTAAAAACTGTCATGGGATGCGTGATAGGATGATTTGCAGCGCGGTGCTGCAACAATTTTTTTGGAGTGTAAAAATGCTGTTTACTGTATCTGTTGACCTTGACAATGGCGGCTACTTTGAGTTTTCTACCGAGTCCATCCTGAAGTTTTTGCAGGCTGCTCAGGCGTTGGGTAACACTGACATTGAAGAGATCGAAGGCGAGGACGAAGAGTTTGAAGCGTTCGCCGACTGCTTTGCTGAAGACGAAGAGTACGTCTACGACGAAAATGCTGAGTGCTACTGCTGGTACGACGAAGAGTACGAAGCTTGGTACTGGCTGGATGAAGACACCAATGAGTGGCTCTTGGTTAAAGACGAAGCTGAAGCGGAAGACGAAGCTGAAGCGGAAGACGAAGCTGAAGCGGAAGACGAAGCTGAAGAGGCTTAATTTGTGTTGGGTTCTAAAGGGGGCTTCGGCCCCTTTTTTCGTTCGTGTTCGTCGTAGTGGTGTATGCGGTGGCAGTTGGCGCATAGTGCTACGCACTGCTTTATTTCTTCGTAGGCCGTCTTAAATTTGCCGTTGCCTATAAGTTCGTTGACGCTGTATTTTTTAGGCCCGACGTGATGGAAGTCAATCACCGCAGGGTGGGAGAACCCACATTTGGTACAGGACAACCCCCGTTTAAACTCTAACCATTCTTGCTTTTTCTGTTTTCGGGTTTTTCTTGACCTGACCTTTACCTCGTCTTTGTTTTTTTGGTAGTGTTTGGCCGACCACTCCTTATGCTTGGCTTTACTAACTTTTGGGTCTATGTGAGGCATGGTCTTGACGCATCATAAAAATGGTGTATATTG